CGTCAAGGCGACCGACAAAACCGAAGTGTTCACCATGGACGTCGGGGCCGACGCCTCGCGCCGTGTCGTCATGAACGTCATCGGGGATCGCGAGGATCATCCGCAGCCGGATGAAGGCGAGTGCTGGACCTACGCGCCCGGCAACAAGAAAATTTTCCAGCGCATGAAAATGAAAAAGCAGCAGGGCGGCGGCGGCGGCGGCAATGGTGCTCGCGCTGAGAGCGGCGGCGTTGGGCAGACCAAGGAGTCCGGTCGGGTCGAGGGCATCCATGCCGACGGCGAGAACGAAAAGATCAGCACGCAGACGAAAGAGACATTCCAGAACAAAGCCGACAAAGGGCAGGGCTATTCGACGCAAGCCAATTTCGACGTGAAAGCCGCGAACTCCCTGCAATTCGAGTCGCAGAGTTTCAGGCAAAAAAGTCAGTCGTCCTACGTCGAGGCGCCGGGAGGCTTCTATCGCAAGGGCGTTTATCACGCCGCCGATTTCAAAGCCGGCGGCGATGCCACTGTCACGCCAGCGGTAAGCCCGCGCGTCGCGCGCGATGGACAACAGGGCAACGGCCTGCCCGAGAATACGCCGGACGGCTCGCAGACATGGAGCGCAAGCGGTCAGCCGGGTAGCGTGTCACTGCTCGATGTCGCATCGCGCGTCGCGGCGCTCGAAGCTGGCGGCGGTGGTGGCGGCGGCGGACCGCCGGGACCGCCCGGCCCGCAAGGTCCGCAAGGTGAGCCGGGACCGCAGGGACCCATGGGACCGCCGGGGTCGCAAGGCGCGACCGGGCCGCAGGGCCCACAGGGTACACCTGGCGCCACCGGGCCAATGGGCCCGCAGGGCGAACAGGGGCCGCAGGGCGCCGCCGGCACCGGCATCACGATGAAAGGCACGGTGCCAACGGCGGCCGATCTGCCGCCGACGGCTGAACAGGGAGATGCGTGGATCGTCGAGGCCGACGACTCGTTGTGGATTTTCGACGGCACCGAATGGATCAGCGGCGGATCGATTCAGGGGCCGCCCGGTCAACAAGGTCCGCAAGGGCCACAAGGCGACGTCGGCCCGACTGGCGCGACCGGAGCTCAGGGACCGCAAGGTGAAGTCGGGCCGCAAGGCCCGCAAGGTGAGATCGGCGCCACCGGACCTATGGGGCCGCAAGGTGAGACGGGCGCGACCGGACCCCAGGGCGAACAAGGCGAGCAAGGTGAGACCGGGCCGCAAGGCGAGCGCGGTGATGCCGGGCCGCAGGGACAGACCGGCGCGACCGGACCGGCTGGGCCGCAGGGCGATTCCGGTCAACAAGGACCGCAAGGCAACCAGGGCGCCGCGGGACCGCCGGGACCGCAAGGTGATCCAGGGCCACCAGGGCCATCGGTGACGGACGGCAACAAGGGCGACATCACCGTTTCCGGTGACGGCGCGTCGTGGACATTCAGTAACGCCACAACGGCCGGGCGCGCGCTGCTCGGCGGCGCCGATGCCGCAGCACAACGCACCACATTGGGACTTGGCACGGCGGCGACACAGAACGTCGGCACCGCCGCCGGCAACGTCCCGCAGTTCAGCACCGGCGGCGTGCTGTGGACGGCGGGAACCATTCGCGCGCAGATCGACGCGGCGGTTAATCCGATTTTTCAAACCGCCTCGCTCTATGTGCTGCGCGCTGGCGGCGCTTATGGAACGTTCTCAAATGGCACGCAGGAAATTTATCTCGGCGCCGACACGGGCGGCGGATTCATCGGCACGATTTCCAACAACCCATTCGTCATCCGCACCAACAACAACCCGTTCGCGACCTTCACCACCAACGCCCTCAACCTCGCCGGCCCAGGCACTCCCATCGTGGGCTGGGCCTCGGCTCTCAATGTCGGGTTCAGCGGCGCCGGCACGCAGTACGGCCTCTCGCTGCGGGCCGCGCAGAGCACCGGGTGGTTCGTGGCGTGCGGCAATGCGGCGAATGCGAGCATTGGCGGCATGCATTCGCCCGACGGCAACACGATCCAGTTCCTCACCACGTCGGACGCGCGGCTGAAGGCGGCGGAGCGCCCGTTCGACGCCGGCCCGATCATCGACGCTCTGCAGCCGTTCGAGTACACCTACGAGGGCTCGCCCGACGCGTGGCATCACGGCGTGTCGGCGCAGGACACGCACCCGGTCTACCCGGAGGCGGTTGCTCCAGGAGAGGACGCGCCGGGAGGCGACGTCGCCGTTCCGTGGATGGTCGACTACAGCAAGTTTGTGCCTCTGCTGTTGCAGGAAGTGAAGGCACTGCGCAACCGCGTCGCCGCATTGGAGGCAAGATAAATGGTCGTTCAGTATAATCCGCCTCAGCATCTGTGCGCTCCGCCACCACCGCGCTGCCGCACGCGCAACTATCCGCCGTTTCGTCCGCCGATTGCCAGCCGCCGCATTCCATTGTGCCGGCCGCCCAACTGCGAAGGTTTGGAGGAGGGCGAGCCGCATCTGCACGTCAATCGAATGGCCACGCTCGATCGCATCGAGTGGATCAAGGGCTGGGTGATCGTGCAACTGTTCACGCGCGGCCAGGTCGAATGCGATGAAGATCCGCCGCACTTTTACGGCCATCCCCGCCTCGGCGGCTGGTGGGCCGACGCCTTTCGCGGCGGCGAGAGCGTCACTGCCCGCGGCGCAGCCTTCCGCTCCGGTTCAAAATTGTGGACCTTGAGATGGTCGTTCGTCACCAACGACACGCTGATCAAAGCCAAGGAGTTTGCATACGACGCGATCAACTATCTGGTTGCCTGGGGCATCGCCTCAAAGATCGAAATCAATCCGTGGTACATCAGCCGGCAAGTCATGCGCCTGGATATCCTCGTGCGCGGGCCTGGCGGCGTCAATACCGCCGTCACCGTGCAGGGAACGGCGATGCCGGATTCGACCTATCTGTGGGAGGAGTACAGACCGCGCCACAGAGTCCCGCCGCTGGCGCAACGCTATCCGAGGTCGCGGCCGGGATTCGAGTGGGTCCGCCCGCCGAGAGCCGCGTGATGCCAAAGGATGAAAGAACATGGCAGTGATGACGGATATCAGTTGTGTTCTGCCGCGACCGTCGATTGACGAGCTGCACGACCAGATCACAGCGGAGTTGAGCAAGCGATTGCTCGGCGGCGCGCCGGTCCTGCCGATGACGACCGAGGACGTGCTCGCATTCGTCATGGCTGGCACGACATCGCTGATGCACGGCTGGGTGACACAGGCGCTCAAAGAGAACGATCCGGCCACGATGTGTTGCGACAACCTCGTGCGCTACGCCGCGCGGCACGGCATCAACCTGCGCGCCGCAACTCGCGCCAAGGGCTACGTCGCGCTGACCGGCGAGCCGGCGGCGCCGATCCCCGGCAACATCCGTCTGATTGGTGAGGCCTCGCGCGAGTACAAGCCGGACCCCGGTGTGACTTTCAATCCCACGCTGCTCGATGCGAGCGGGCGCGCACCGCTGCGCGTGGTCGCCGCCATCGGCGGCAGCGAATCCAATCTGTCGCCCGGCATGACTCTCACGGTGGGCACGACGACGCCCGGCATCGACGGCGAGGCCATTGTCATCGGCAACGGCATCATCGGTGGCACCAGCAACGAAACCTGCGAGCAATTGCGTGCGCGCGTGCTGGCGCTCGAGGCGTCGCTCGTGCTCACGACCAACGAGAAATGGTACATCCAGCAGACGCTGTATTATCCCGGTGTCACCCGCGCCTGCACCGACGAGTGCGAAGGGTGCTGCGACCCCGGCTACATCATCATCTATCCGTTCATGGAGGGCGTGTACGGAGACGCCACCACCGCGCCTTATGGCGTGCCGCCCGGCGAGGTGCTCGACGAAATGAACGGCTGGATGTTCGGCCGCAACAGCGGGAAGGGCGAGGGGCTCGCGCCGGTCGGCATCGGCGGCCACTACGCCTGCGCCACGCCGGCCAGGATGAACATCGTCGGCCATTGCTTCCGGGGCTGCAGCGCCATTGCGATCGACCGCATCATCAAGGCGCTCAACACCTACATCCGCATCATGTTTTGCGTGGGCTCCAAAATATGCAAGGAGCACATCAGATCGGCGATCTACACCGCGGTCGGTGATCCGTGCTTTTCCGGTGTCACGATCACGTTCGATCCTCCCGAGGCGGTGCGGCGCGAAGACGACGCCTACATCGTGCTCGAATGCGGCAACTTCCCGGTGCTCGGCGACGTGTCGGTGGTGGCGAACGAATGACCCTGCAAGAGGCACCCTGGTGTTGTCCGGCGCCGCCGGAAAAAAACTTGTCCGGCCCGGATGTCCCTGGCCTGCAGTGCTACATTCCCGACGGATGCTGCGGCCCCTCGCCGTGTGATATCAACGAGTGGGATTTCATCTGCCAACTGCGCAGCCTGTTGCCCGAGGGCGAGCCATATAACAACACCCTGGAGGCGCAGAGACTCCCGGCGCCGATCTACGGCGCCGTCACCGTGGGCTGTGCGCGTGTCGGCTGCGAGCAACTGATCTTCGGCGGATGTTGTGACGAAAGCCAAATCCCCTGCGAGGTCGACCCGGTCGCACCACAGCTCGCTCTGCTCGATGCCTTCGGGGCTGCGGTCTATGCCGTCGTGCGCTCGTTGTGCGACATGCTGCGCGAGCTGGACCCGTGCACCGCCGACAAGCTGATTCGCCAGTGGGCCGAGCGCATGGGCATCACGCATCCCGATCAGTGCGGCCCCGGCTGGTCCGATCACATCCTGGCGTTCCTGATCTGCATCCTGTTGCAGATTCGATATGACGGCCGGCCGATGAACTGGGAGTTTCTGTTGGAGCTCGCCCACCGATTCGGCGCGGACATGTGGACTCGCTACGCTGGCGACATGAATTGTGAGGCGCCTGGCTGGTGGACAATGGCGCGGGATGAGCCTGTCTGTCCGCCGCGATTGCCCTGTCCGCCGGACCCCATCGTCACCGCCGGCGGTACGCCCGACATTCTGCGGCTGATCCCGACCTGTCAGCGGCCGCCGCTCAGTCTCAACATCATCATGTGTCCGCAGGACATCGTCATTCCCGAGAATTGCAATCTGCCGGCCGGGCCGACGACGCTGCCGCACGATCCAGAACTCTACGAGGCATGGCAGTGGCTGTTGCCGCAGCTCCTCCCGCGCGGGCCGCTCTATTGCGTGTACCAGTGCGACCCGGCGAATTGCATCGTCTGAGGCCACCCTCGCCACTCCGCAACTCCCGTGCTAAGAATCAGCGGGACCGATGCTCCGGTCGAGGCAGACGCATGAACGCAATCGAGGAAGGCGGCAAGACCGCGCGCACGTTTATCGAGACGATCAAAGATCCACTCGTGCTCGCGTCGATCGCCACAAATCTCGCATTGCTCGCGTATCTTTTTTACAGCGGGCATCAATCGCTCGTGCAACGGAACCAATACGTGGTTGAGACGCAAAAAATTCTGGCATCGTGCCTCCACGCCGAAGACCTCGAACGATTCGGGCGCGCATTCCGCGGCAATCAGTAGGAGGTGAAACGCCCATGGCTGCGATCTTCCCGCCACGAGACAAGGGCGGCGTCGCGCCGGGCGCAAACGTGTGCAACGGCTTCACGCCGACACACCAGGTGAACGGTGACGGGCCATGGTACGTCTCGGCCGATTGCACGACGGTCCTCACCGACTGCCAGCTGAATGCCCTCACGAGCGAGCTGCTCGCCGCCGTGGACCGCCTGGGGTATCCGTTCAATACCAACATCATCACGAATGTCGGTGACGCGCTGGTCGAGCAGTTTTCATTCAAGGTCTCGCGTGCAGGCGACTCGATGCTCGGGCCGTTCTTCCTCTCGCGTGATCCCGTCGAGCCGATGGAGGCGACGACCAAGCAGTATGTCGACGCGGCTGATAGTTCGCTCGACAACGCGAAGGTGAATCGCGCGGGCGACTCGATGCTCGGGCCGTTCTTCCTCTCGCGTGATCCCGTCGAGCCGATGGAGGCGACGACCAAGCAGTATGTCGATGCGCTCGGCACGCAGGTGAACGGCAAGGTCAACCGGTCTGGCGACACGATGGGCGGAATGCTCTCGCTGTTCGCAGACCCGACCCAACCGATGCATGCGGTCACCCGGCAGTATCTGCTGGCAAACTTCGTCGAGGAGGCGCCGATGGACGGCGTCACCTACGGGCGCGCCAACGGCGAGTGGATCGAGGCCGGTGGCGGCAGCGGCGGCGCGTCGTTCCTGCCGCTGACCGGCGGCACGCTGACGGGGCCGCTCACGCTCTCGGGGACGCCGACGGCCGACCTGCACGCGTCGACGAAGCTCTACGTCGACCAGACGGCGCTGTCGGTGGCGACCACGGCGGCGGGCGGCCGCGTCGCGCGGGCCGGCGACACCATGACCGGGCCGTTGGTGCTGTCCGGTGCGCCGACGCTTGATTTGCACGCCGCCACCAAACTGTACGTCGACACGGCGGACGCCGGCAAAGTCGCCAAGGCTGGCGACACGATGACAGGGAATCTTACGATAGCTAGGACTGGTGCAGCGATTATATTAAACGCCAGCGGCACACCACTTCCATTGCAGGCGGGCCTTGTTTTTTCGCGGGGCGGCCTCGTGCGCTGGCAATTTGAGGCCGTCAACAGCACTACGGAAATCGGCAGCAACAACGGGTCGGATTTTAGACTGTGGCGTTACAACGACGCGGGCACCGGCCTTGACGTGCCGTTCTGGGTGCGACGCGTTGACGGGAACACGCGCTGCAATCGGTTGGGGGCTGGCGTTGACTCTATCATCGACTTGAATCTCTCCAACATTGCGAACATTAGCACGACGACCGGACTTGATACCAATCACGGCATGATAATTCGCTCGCGCTCGGCAGCAATGACCAGCGCTATTGCCTTTCAGTATTCTTCTGGCGCCGTCGTTGGCAATATCGCGATTGGCAGTGACCAAGTTGTTTACAACACCACGTCGGACGCGCGGTTGAAAGAGAACGTGCAGCCGTTCACTGACGGGCGCGCCATCGTCGACGCGCTGGACGTGCAGGCGTTC